CAACAATTCTTGCGTTGCGCTCCATAATATCCGCATTAAAAGCATCAGCCTGTGCCTGTGCTTTTATTTGTGCTTCCTGTGCAGCCTGATTAGCTTTTGACGCTTTAATCTGAAAAGGTGCAGATAATATTTCACCCATGTTTAATCCTCGAATATAAGCAATAATTTTTATCGAAACAATAATTTTCCATACCATTTGGCGTTTCATTATTAAACCCCAACATAGTAGCCCATCTATGCCCTTTAACAAAGTCTTTTAAGACTATAGTTTCTATGCGTTTGTCATTGAACTTATTTAAAAAACCCTTTATCAGCCTTGTTATGATAGGCATAAACTTATTTGTTTTTTGGGACATTAAAGCCCATGCTATAAACCTATTTCCGCCTTGATCCAGTAAACCAGCCATAGCAATAACAGCCCCATCATGCAAAAAAGAATAAGCGTACCCCATGCATAAATAGTCGCCATACTCTTTATTAAAAAAGGATTGAGTGTCTTTTTGTTCGTCAATACATTCAAAGCCTATTAAGTGCGCTGGAATAAACGGCACAACAATCATCTAGCCCCCGTGCTTACTGTTTCAAGTTGCGGCATAATAGCCAATATTGTAGCAGGAAAAGCCCCATCATGCGATAAAAAAATTTGACCACCCTGATTATAACCAGACGGAAAAGCCAATTCGGGCGTATCGCCGTTATAAAGATTAACAGGCGTGTCATATGCTACTGTTTGATTAAAGACAAAACTATCATAATTCGTGTCGCTCGAACCATAATAAAGCCCTAACGTGTTTAACAGGCGGACAATAATCTTATGAATACGCTTTGTCTTACCTTGTGATACGCCATCAGTACCGCCACCCTCAATCCTTTGTGTTACAAGAGACCAAGAATAACCAAGACCAATATGGATTTTAGAGCCAACAAGGCTATTATCCAATGTTATAGCCCCATTTGTAACCTCCAAATCCCTATGACTTTTGCCATCATACAAAATCTTTACAGTCTCGCCCTCTAAATGATCCAACCCTGAAACAGTCGATACAGGCGCACCTGAATAGGTCAAACAAGAATCAACACAAACAGCATCAACCTGTGGCGTGTCATCTTCATAATAAGGGGTCATGTATTCTATATATTTCCTTGTAACACCATTGATCGTTCGTTCAACAATCATATACAGTACATCACGCGAACCATCTTGAGACAACACGCAAGCTGTATCAATAACCTTTGCATTAAAACCGCCTATTGTATGTGCATGGCAACCGAAAATACCTTGATCGGGGTAGTAGGTCATACCAACCAGAACACCATCACCACGAACCATCCATATTGTATTTAAAGGCTCTTGTTGAAAGCATAGTGAAATTATTTGTCCACGCGTAATGTGTTCCGCCGTAAGGGTTATATCGCGCGGTTTTAATTGGTCTGCCTCGAAAGAATAAATCAAATCATGCAGCCTGCGCCGTGATCTTTGCAAGAAAACCACGCCTGATTCTGCCCCGAAAGGCTGGACATAAGAAGAACCAATACTTGATATATTATCTTCTTTAATATTGTTCGGGGTAAGAACTTCGTTTGTTTCAGAGGAACGCACAATCCATTCCGCTGTCTTTGTGCCAATCACTAATCCCTTTTCATCGCCACGCGCCCATACAATGCTATTGATTGTCCCAGATTGCAAAACCCCTGTAATGCCTGCATCGTCCGTTACTGTGCCGTCTCTATCACTTGGCGCACAAAATATCTTTGTATCAGAATAACCACCTGATCTTGAAAGCGTGTATGTATCAGGATAGGCTCTTACTCCAGCAAGGAAAAGCCTGTTTTGAATAAATGAAACAACAGTAGGGTAACCATTTGTTTCGCAGAACAATCCTAAACGCCATCTTTTAGTTGCTCCATGCGGTGAAGCTGCCTCCCCTTTTATTAAAGCAGTTACAACAGTCGTACTTGTAAAAGCCGTTATCTCTAGCCATGTCCAATTTGTGCCGTCATAATACCTAATTAAACGCCCCACATCAGTTGATTTGAACCCAGTGCCGCCATTTATACCAACAATGGAACTTGCTGTAACTGTAACCGAACCAGAACCAGAACTTAATGCAATGGTTGTGTTTGTATCGTTTTCATCAAGATAATGTCCATCATCAAACAAGATTGTATTTAACGTCCAATTCGTATCGGACAATCTAGCAAGGGCGCGAAGTTGATAGTCGCCATGCGCGATATATAGAACATCCGCGCTTTGTGAAGTTTGGAATTTCTTAAGTTTATTATTCACGCCACTGGAATAAACAAGGTCAGAATTTGAGTAAGGATTTGAAACCTGATACACTTCCGCAACAGTGCCACCGCTTACATAGGCAGTGTATCCAGTACCATTCACATTAACGCCGTCAGTGTCATGTAATTCAAAAGTATTCGCCGCTGCATTGACGTTTGATACTTTAAAAAACCTATTGTTTATTTGCGTCATGCCAACAACGCCATTTATAAAAACTTCATCGCCATTGCTATATGTATCCGAACCTGAATAAGTTATAACAACAGGATTCGCCGCCGTTGCCGCTGTGATATTCTGCGCTGCTAAAGTTATGATTGAATTGTTTTTGTAAAACCTAAAATACCCAGCACCCATTTCTATGACGTAATAACTATCATCGCCTGCATCAAAAGGGATTAAAAGCGTGTTTTGTGCGCTGTTCTTGACTTCTTTCACAAAATACGTCCCACCTCTGCGCGTAACAGCCCCTTGTTTTAAAACCAAAAGATTTCTCAATCTAGCGCAAGAGGATGAAAACTTTTCAAGGTCGATATGTCCAGCCATCAAAGGAGACCATTCACCAGCTGTAAAATTGGTTTGCATCGGTGAGGATTTAGCCATATCTTAAACCAATCTTATAAAAGGGTCGTAAGCATATCTTGATTCCACCCATTCGCTTTCATTTAGAATTTGATTGGGGTTTTGGATTATGTTGTTTGCATAAGCAGAACTTACAACTTCTTGCAATTCCGCGGCAATAATTTGTTTTTTTGTTGAGCTTTGTGTGATTGCCTCACAAGCGGATAAACCTAATTGCAAACCCAAAGCCTTGCAGAATATAGGATCAAAAACAGTTTCATCGGTTATCTTGGCGATATATTTAATATACAAAGGAGCGGCTTCGTTGCACAAAATCCCCCCTGCCTCAATAGAGTAATCCATGACATTATCTTTGATATATAACAATGATAGAAAATCGGACGGCAAAGGAAATGCTTTAGAATATCCCCAAGCTGGAGCAGATAGGCTTGCAGGGATAGCGGCTCTCTTTATAGAGAAATTCCAAGGGTAATTGCAAAGCATGGCATCTCTCGTAATGCTGTATAATTCAGACATAACACGCGTTGGCTTGGAATTATCAGTATCAACATTTGACACCCTTTCTTCACCAAGCGCGATTAAGCCAAAATTAACAATATCCGTTTTAGATGCCATGTTTTAGACTTTCTTAGAAAACAGCAACAACATCAAATAAAACTGTTCCTGCGGTTGTTGTTCCAGTCGCTGTAGTGATAGACAAGAACAGATCACCATAAGATGGAGCGGCAGATAATCCTGCCAACTGCCACAAAGGTTGATTGGCTGTATCAATGTTTTTCACGTTGTAGCGATAATCTGTTAATGCAACAGCTGCCGTGTTTACGTTAATGTTTGACGCGAACGCCGCTGCCGCAACAACTGTGTAAGTCCCATCAGCGTTCTTTCTATGAACACCAATAGAAATAGTACCAGCCGAACCTAGGTCATCACAAGCCATAGAAATACGCTTTAGAACCGCTGTAGCAGGAAAGCGTAAGACAATAGCGTCATCACCATCGGCTGTGTCTGCTAATTCAAACACCTCTGTAAAAGAACGCGCATATGCACCAAGATCATTTGCGCGATCAGGAACATAAGGCGTTGCGTCTGCATTTGTAATAGAACTGCTTTTGAATGTAGGCATAATAAAAACTCCTTTTAAAATTATTCAACAACTTGGATTTCAACACATTTTTTTTCTTCAATGCGTGTAAATCCCATTTCCATAGATGCCTCTGCATAAGCAGGGTTACCAGCTAAATCAGCGCGGCGGCGTACGTCAGCACTAATTGGCTTCCATAAACCCATTCCCATACCTGATTTACACCACAACGGCAAACGGCGAACAGCTTGAGGATCAGCGTTTGTAGTCGTTGGCAAGCGGTTAGAAACAACAAAGTTAATTCCCAAATAACGGAAACTTGTTAAAGAACCATTGGAATTAAACATCGCAGAATTGTAATCAGCATTTGAGAATTTATCATCATTCATCAACGCCGTTACGCTTTTGGGGGTAATGCCGCAATAAACTTCTTCAAAATCAAGGTCGATATTGTGTCCGTTAAGAATTTCAATACCAGCCAAGATTTTAGCAACATTCAAAGCAGAATTGGACGCACCAATATCATCATCAACAACATTACTAGTCAAGAACGTAACAGCCGTTCCGCCTGTCTCACCTGTTTGTGATGTGCCAAAAAACGCATTTAAAAACAAGTCGTCTTGGATTCGGTTTAATGACGCAACTGCGGTTTGAACATAAGCACTTGTGGGATCAATCGTCATTTTGTTTAGATCAATATCATCAAGAACTTTCCCCCAGTCATACATTTCAGGATACACCCAACGCCCATCAAGAGGGACATCAAGGTTAATAGCTGGCTGCGCTGACTGTGTACGGCGAACAGCTTGTGTTTCACCAATTTGGGAAGTGATGCGGCTAGATTTAGAACCAGCACAATTCTTTTGAACTGTGTAGGTTGCTAGTTTTGCCGTCTTTTGTTGTGATAGCATATCCAAGCTATCTTGAAAGTCGATAGTACGTAACTTTAAAATTTGGTCGTCAGACATAAGGATACCTCAAAATAAATAGGTTAAACGATAAATAAATGCCGCTTATCCTCTTTATTGAGGGGCTTTGCTATGTAGTAAAAAAATACAGGGGCGCAAAGCCTTGTCCGTATGGTATAATAATACCATATAATTTTTTAGAAAGCAATAAGGCTATTGTATTTTTCTATCTTGAGTCTATCAGCATTTTTCTTGCCTTCATTGTATTCTTTTAATCGGGCTGGATCTGATTTAATATCTTCCATTAACCTAGTCTTTTCATAGATAGCTTGCTCTTTGGTCATGCCATAAGTCGCCCCACCGCCTGCATGCGGCACTGTGTCATCCTTGATAGAATAACCAGCATTACCAAACAGTTTAAGCATCGCCTTTGTGCCGATAGCCTCCTCAATCTTTGTTAATGCCTCTTCTTTGTTTAGACCATCGGGCAGATTTTTATTGATGAAACGCCGCGCTAATTCCGTGCGTTCTTCGTAAGATTGACCCCACTCCCTTTTTAAATCATTGAGGTCGGCTTCTTGCTGTAGTTTTAAATCATTGGCATAAGATTCGTAAGATTTTTGTGTGTATTCAACATCCGCTTTAAACAGCGCGTCTAATTGCTTTTGCGTGATCCCAACACTATGCGCGATTTGTTTTACTGTATTGACGCGCTCCTGATCTACATTAAATCCATCGGGAGCGTCCAGCTTGTAGCCATCAACTGTTTCAGGTCGCCCAAGTTTCGCATAAACTTCATCTAAAACATATTCGCCATTTTCATTTTTTGGCAATTTTAAAATGTCGTTTTTGTCTGCTCCTTGAAATTTTTCAAGATTACGATAAGACTCAATCGCTTTTAAAGGCGTGTCCCATTGCTTGTTTTGGATATAACCTTTCATTTCATCGGGCATATCATCGAACCATTGCTTTTGTGTCGCTTGTGTGTCGGCTTGTGCGCCTTGATCTGTGGCGGTTTGTGCCTCGATGTTTTGTTGATCTGTAATGGTATCAGTCATAATCTTCCTCTTGGTGGTTTAAAATATCGTTTAAGTCTAAATCAAGCATAGCCATGATCTTAAGAAAAACCTGTCTGCGCCCCTCTCTACGTTGCATTATGTTAGGGTCTTCGGATTCGGTTGTGCTGTAGGCATAGCAAAAATGCGCCAAATCATCTAGTAACACTTTCCCTAAAGCCCCCTCAAAAGCCGCTGTATACGCTGCCTTTAAGTCCCTTAATATCTGATCTTCATTGTGCTGTTGCCGCATAAGATTCCGCTTGTGCTATGTCTTTAATTGATCCAGCGATTGATGGGGCAGCCTGTGCAAGCTGTGCAAGCTGCTCTTGTTGCTGTTTGGCTTGCAATTCCGCTTCAACGACTTCATCAGCTTTAAAAACTTTTGCAGGTGCGCCATAAGATTCGCGCATAATGTTCCCGTATTCTTTGAAATCAAACCGCGCAACAATGTTTGGATCAAATTGCGCCAACGGCAACATGGATTGCAATAGGCGTTCTGTGGATAAAGCGTCTTCGGCACGCGCCATTTTAGCAAGGGGGCTTGTGTATCTTATGCTAAATGCGCCGCCTTGCTCCTTTATTGATTGTGGCATCGCAAGAATATTGCCATCTTCAAACACGCCATAATCTTCATAATAAGCTATTTCATTTTCGATAAGAGGGTTTAAGAACTCGGACTCTTGGCGCATCATAATCGGCGAAATCATTTGTCCCTTTTCTTGTGAACGCTGTAAGACCTCGGTCGCCGTCATTGATGGACTATCCACAAGGATTTGAAATAGATTTAAGAAAAAAGCCTCGTTTATAAGCTCCCTACTTTCGTTTATAATATCGCTTGATATATTATAATTTGCGTTGCTGTCCAAAGGCTGGATAAGTTTTTGCCCCGAATCTGAAAGCATTCCATAATTTATACGCCCCATCAACAATTTATTACGAACTGTCTGTGCGTCCGCCGCAAGATAGGTTGGATCAGCCGATAGATTCGCCGCGCGAATATGGGTGCGCCGCATTGTGTTTAACATTTTTATTTCGGATAAAACGTGCATAGCAGGCGATCTTCCGTATGTTTCGGATACGCCTGTCGCAAAACGTGAAACAATATAAGGATTCCTTTTCATCACGCCTTGAGAGATTATTTGTTGGCTTTCGAGTGAAACGTGGTAAGACTTAAACTTTCCGTTATCAGGTATGACTGCATGAATAAAATAGAACTTTTCGTTCGGCTGCTTATCTTTGGCGCGGCGCATGGACTCGGTTAGGGCTTCATCACCAAACCTTTGCTCTGCCTGTGCTGCTGTTAATTTGTATTTTCGATAAACCTGATCGATCTTACCTGTGTAGTCTTCAGTAAAACAAAACTCCCCAATATGCGCGGTTTTATAATAAACACCATTGGGGATACGATCCTCAACGATCATCACCGCTGTTCCAAAGGCGAATAGGCTTTGATAAAATTCGTAAGATTGAGAAGAAAACGACACGCTTGTTCTATAGCGTTGGCGAAAGAAAAAATCGCTTGTGCGATCAAACCATTTCTGATCTTCGTTAGATTGATCTGACTGCCCATCAATATAAAACTGATGCCAATTCGTTGTCGCTGGCGTTAGAAGTGATGCCATAATAGAGGAGGCTTTTGTAACTGCAAGTAAGGCTGTGTCGTCGTATCGGCGATTGTCCTTATTCTGCCCTTGCGTTGTGTTTTCACTGAAAAAGAAAGCCGATTTTGGCAAGCACAATTCGGCAATCTCTTGCCATTGGTGCTCAAACAATGACCGATCAGATTCTAAAGCACTTTGCGCCGATATAATATCTTTTGCCTGCATTGCCTGCATTACCCACCTAATAAGGTTTTTGTTGCCAAACCGCCTATATTTGTAGCCCCATCGCCACCAAGCATAGAGCCATACAAAGACGTTGCCTGCCTGCCTTTTTGCTTCCTCAATCTGTCTTTGAGGGCTTCTTGCTCTTTTGCTAAATCCTCTGATTTAGCCTCTTTTGTAACAGGCTGTTCAAGCGTTGCTGGCTTTTCAACAACAACAGGTGCTGGCTCTGGTGCTTTTGGGGCACTAATTAGACCACCTAACGCTTTTGACAAACCACCCATAAAAAACCCTCAAAAATAATGGTCGTTGTAAGAAATTTCCCCTATGGTATCATTGTACCGCGAAACATGCAAGATATTATCTTGCCTTTGAATAAACTCAAAACCCACCGCGAAAGTCCTAAACGCATCAGCACCATTTGAATTATCGTCATGTAGTGGCTGGGAACGAAAAACGCCCAGCTTTGAATCCCATTCTTGGCGATAATTATCAAGACGTTTTATGCCTTGGGAGCAACGGACTTCATCAAAAAAGCAGCGCGTCAGCACTGGACGGCATTTTGTTTGAATATCAAACCAACGATCCTTTGTGCGCTCGACGATTTTAATTTCCTCAAACCCTACGTTTTCAGCCATTTTCTTATGATTGGTTATGCCTAATTCTGAATTTCGCCCTTGTTCACCATCGTGGGGGAAGTAGTGCCTGAAATAATTATATTTCAAAGAAACAAGCTGTTTTCGCCAAAAGTCCCAGCCCTCTTTGTAGGCTTCGTGGTAATCAATAAAACCAAAACCATTACCCATTTGTTGCCCTATCCAAACAGCCATAAGGTCGCGCGAACCAATATCCCAAAACGTATAGACAGGTTTTGCAGGGTCATAAATAACGCGCGTGATGTGTTTGTTTTCTCTAAGGTACGTCATTTGCTTAAGATAAATCGCCCCCTCATTAGATGCCTCAAACGCTTCTTCTGGCGTTGATGGGTATTCTCTTTTGACATAATCACCAAGGGAATCGTGCTGCCGAACGTACCAAGCCTGCTGCAGTGGATCAGTCCCAACGCCATGTGATTTTAATTTCTCAAAGTAATCTTGCATTTGTTTGTTTACGGAAACA